TAAAAGATGAAAGAAGAAATTTAGATTACCAGAAATTTATTATGGATTGGAAAGAAAAATACCATCCCCCCTCTTGATCAAGAAAATAATTGCGAGGGGACTGTTAAGGGTGATTAGTTCTCTCATCAAACCAGAAAAAATGAGATTTTTGGAAATGAAATTAGCTAAAAGGGAGGGAAATATTTGAATAGAAAAGAAGAATTGATGAAAATCATAGAAAAAACAGGGGAAGACAATAAAAAGGTGTTGAAAAACCTAGTTGATGAGGTGATTTACTTAGAAGATCAAATGCTGGAACTAAAAAAACTCCCATTTCTAAGAATTGATAACAAAAATCCTATGAGACAGCAGGCAACACCAGCCAGTAAACAATATAAAGAGCTGTTACAGCAATACACGAATATAATCAAGATTCTGATGAGCACTTGCGGAGAAAAAATGGACACAGAGACTTCTCCTTTAAGGGAATGGGCAAATCAAATGACTGAAATGATAACGAGGTGATAGAAAATGGTGATAAATATTAAATTTCATGCGGCAGATAACAGTTTATTGCTCCTGTCAAATAATAATGAGCCGGGAAAAACGACCTGTTTGATTACATTTGAAAATATAACGGCTAATACAGCACAGATTGTGTTTGGAAGTTATACAGGTCCTGTCACGGAAGTTGTAAATGGAAGCATTAGCCTTGATGTATCGGGACAGATTTTTTCATGGCCATCAGCTAAAACTTGTTATCTGATCGATACTCAAACACATGGCCCTATTACCTTTCAAGGAGGCGGAACCTACAACGACAGCGATAATTTGATGGTCCAGGAAAAGGATGGAGTCTATTACTTTGAGAGAGTGCTGGAGGACCTTAGAGTCAGTAATATCATAAATCTGATCTATCCGGTCGGTTCTGTTTACACCAGTGTAAATAACCGTAATCCAAGTATTTGGCTTGGAGGGACATGGGTCCCATTTGGAGCAGGGAGAACTTTAGTCGGCGTGGACACTGGACAGTCAGAGTTTAACAGTGTAGAGAAACCAGGAGGGCATAAGGAATTGCAAAGTCATGCACATGGGCTGAATAATCATGTGCATAGCCTAAATAACCATACACATAATGTTCCAAACCATGTTCATACGATGCAGGGGTCTGGAAATCATTTTCACTATTTAGGTATTAATAAGAGTGCTGTTCAGAAAGGTACAAGTTACAATAAGCCAAATAATTATGAGTCTGGGAGTACATCTTATAAATCAAATACAACAGGTAACCATACACATACCATGAACTCCTCTGGAAATTGTACAACAGGAGCAAACAACGGGAATACAGGTGGGAACAGTGGAAATACGACATCTTCCGGCGGAGGGAACGCTGGAAATTTACAGCCATATATCACAGTGTTTTTCTGGAAAAGGACGAAATGATGCTGATAAAAGAGAAAAAATCATGGACACCAGATAATTCCTCCCTGCTTTTCTACCGGGAGAAGGTCAACTGCGGTGATATTTTAGTAGGCCAGGAATTACATATGGAATTGGAGAACCTGTATGAGGATCTTTACGATGACCGCTACGATTATGATACAAAAGATGCCAGGCTCCGAATGAATTTCATGGAAAACTGTGTGCGTCTTACCAAATCACCTTATTATAACAAGCCAATGGTTCTGATGAGTTGGCAGAAAGCATTTATTGAGACTTGTTATAGTTTTAAAATGGCGGATACTGGACTGGATCGATTTAAAAAGATCATTTTATTGATTGCCAGAAAGAATACAAAATCTGAGATGTGTTCAGCATTGGGCCTAAGTGAGCTGATCGTTGGAAATGATGGTGCGGATATCGTATGTAGTTCTAATAATGATACAGATGCAAGTATTACATACGATGCAATTAATAAGATGAGGCAGTTGATTGATCCTCATGACTTAGATACCAAGAAAAATCAGCGATTTATTGAGAATAAGCAGAATGGTTCCAAAGTATTTAAACTTTCAGACCGCACAACATCAAAAGAAGGGCGAAATATTGACTTTGCAATCATCGATGAAACGCATGAGATGAAAGAAAACACCATAGGGAAGTCCATAGAGCAGTCCCAATCATTAAAAGAGAACCCAAAATTCATTAATATTACTACGGAGGGGTTTGTTCTGGATGGATATTTAGATCAAGAGTTAGACAAGGCCAGAAAAGTTATTCGGGGAGAAGACGATACCATAGCAGGAGAACGTCTTCTCCCCTGGTTATATACGCAAGACTCTGAGGAAGAGGTTTGGCAGAACAGGAACAGCTGGGTAAAAAGCAATCCAACGTTAGGTACGATCAAGAAATGGGAGTACCTCGATGAACAGGTGGATATCGCAAGGATATCTAAGTCAGACAGGATCTTTGTTCTGTCTAAGGATTTTAATATTAAACAGAATAGTGTAGAGAGCTGGCTGAATCTTGAGGACTATGATTACGAGAATAATTTTGGCATTTCAGAGTTTGAGGGAGCTATTTGTCTGGGAGCAGTGGATTTATCGGAGACCACAGATTTAACATGCGCAAAAGTTCTTCTTATGCGTCCAGAGGACCAGACAAAGTATATTTACACGAAATATTTTATACCAGAACGAAAGCTGACAGAATCAGATGATAAAAATGCCGGAGCAAAGTATGCGGAATGGGCCAAACAAGGGCTTATCACCATTTGCGAAGGTAATGATATAGATTTGGCCAAAGTAGCAGACTGGTTTTACGAGCTATATAAAAAGTATGACCTGAAATTATGGAAATGCGGCTTTGACCAGAGGTTTTCCAAGGCATGGATCCATCAAATGAATAATTATGGATGGACCAAAGAAAATGATGATTTGGTATTGATCTTGCAGAATGCAGAAACCTTGGATAATGCAATGAAATTGTTAGAAGCTGACTTTAAAGCAAGATTAGTAAATTACAACAATAATGCGGTAGACCGATGGTGTCTTTCAAATGCCGCTGTCAAAGTAAATGACAGAGGACAGGGGCTTTGTGTAAAAAAGGAGCCAACGAAACGAATCGATGGAGCAGTCACCGACATCATCTTATATGAGATGTACCGCAGATATCGAACAGACTTTAAGCAGATGCTTAGAAAGGGGTAGGAATGAACTGGATCGATAAGATACTTTCACATAAACCGAAGAAATCCACTTATGCAGGGATGCTGAGTGGGAATACCCCGATCTTTACGAATTTTGGGACAGATATTTTTGCTTCTGATGTAGTGAATCAAGCCATTCAATGCATTGTATCAGAGATGCAGAAGTTAAATCCAGTCCATGTGCGTAAAAACGGGAACGATCTTCTCCCAGTGGGGGATGACCGACAAAGGATTCTTGACCAGCCCAATGGATTCATGACAAAGAGTGAACTAATTGAGCGAATGGTGTGGAATCTGTTCTATGACTATAATTCCTTCGCAGTCCCCGTGTATGAGGTATGGAAGGACAAGGATGGAAGTGAGAAACGGAGATATCAAGCTATCTATCCGATTCGTCCAACCAATACGACATTTATTGAGGACAGTACCGGGAGGCTGTTTGTGAAATTTTTATTTCCAAACCGCTTTGAAACGACTCTGCCTTATGATGATGTAATCCATGTCCGCTATCGGTATTCCAGTAATGACTACATGGGAGGCAATATTTTTGGACAGCCGGATCACGAGGCATTGTTAAAGACATTACAGTTAAATAATTCTTTGCTAGATGGAGTCCTGCATGCGATGAAATCATCATTCGCAGTCAATGGAATCGTGAAATACAATACGATGATGGATGACGGGACCATCGAACAAAATATGAAGAAGTTTGAGAATCAGCTAAAAAACTCAGAGAATGGATTCTTAGGATTGGATATCAAAAATGAGTTCACCCCATTGAAGAAAGAAGTTAAATTGGTGGACAATGATACCTTAAAATTCATCGATGAAAAGATTTTAAGGACATTTGGAGTACCGCTTTCCATTCTTAGCGGGGATTATACACCATCTCAGCTGTCTGCTTTCTATCAGAAGACGCTGGAGCCTCTAATCGTGAAGTTTTCGGAGGCTTTTACCAGAGTATTGTTTACCGGGAAAGAGCGTGGACATGGAAATGAGATTCAGTTCTATCCAAAAGACCTGATTTTTATGAGTGTGGACCAGACATTGGAGATGGTAAGGCTCTTGGGAGACAGTGGCTCCCTATATGAGAATGAGAAACGTGTGGCGTTTGGTCTCCAGCCACTAAAGGAACTTGACGGAGTGCGGATGCAGTCCCTTAATTATGTCAGTGTGGAGATCGCAGATCAATATCAGATGAAGCAGGAAGGAACAGGAGGGGGAGAAGATGAAGAACAGCCAGTATGAGCAGAGAAGTTATACATTTGAGATGCGGGCAGAGGAGAACGAAGAAAGAATGGGTGTCATTACCGGACGGCCCATTATCTATAACTCCATGACCGACCTAGGATGTTTCCAGGAAATCATCGAACCGGATGCCCTAAAGGAGACAAACTTAGAGGATGTTCGGTTTTTAGTAAATCATGACACCAATATGGTACCGCTTGCCAGGAGCCGGAGAAATAACCGGAACTCGACGATGCAGTTAATGCCGGATAAGGAAGGACTCTTTATCCGAGTGAATTTAGATATTGAAGAGAACACCGAGGCAAGGAATTTATATTCAGCGATCAAACGTGGGGACATTTCCGGGATGTCCTTCATGTTTTCGATACAATCGGAGGAATGGGAAGGCTTAGAGTCTGACTATCCAACGAGACATATCACGGGAATTGATCGGGTGGCAGAAGTATCTGCTGTCACTTTTCCCGCATATGAGGCGACAACGATCAGTGCACGCTGTAAGGGTGCGTTGGAGAACGCACGGTCAGCATTGGATAATGCAAGGAGCGGCGGTCAAACATTGGATAATGTGAGCAGGGATCTTGAGGTCGAACAATTGAAGGCAAAGTATTTATATGGAATTTAGGAGGAAAACAGAATGGATTTTCGCAGTTATTTAAACAACTTAATCAGAAGCAAGGAAGAACAGAAAGAAGATTTAAAGAGACAGATCAAGCAGGCAGAGACAGCAGATGAGGTAAGAGCTCTTGGAGAGACACTGGATGCTGTTTTAAAGGAACTTACAGAGGCCAAAGAACAGCTTGCTAAGACAGAGGATGAAAAGAAACCAGAAGAGCCGGGAGACGGAGCAAAGGAGCCGGCACCGGAAGAAGACCCACAGCGTTCTTATCATGGTGTGAATACTCAGGTCCGCGGCGGAGAGATCCTAGGAGCTTACTCTATGAGAGGACAGGAAAAGAAGAGCGCAGGACGCTATGACACAGAGGAATATCGTAAAGCCTTTATGGAGTTTGCCTGCCGCAATGTTCCGATGCCAGATGAGTACCGGGCGGATGCCGTGACAACCACAGGAGATGCCGGGGCAGTAATTCCGACAACAATCTTAAATGAGATCATCAGCGAGCTGAAATCTTATGGAAACCTGTACGCAAAAGTAAGAAAGTTAAATATCCAGGGAGGCGTTAAGATCCCAATCCTTTCTTTAAAACCAGAAGCTAAGTGGATTGGTGAAACTGCACCGAGTGAGGATCAGAAGATCGCGGCAAACGATTCTATTTCCTTTAGCTATTTTGGACTGGAATGTAAGATTGCCCAGACTCTTCTGGCCAACGTGGTGACATTGTCCATGTTCCAGGAATTGTTTGTATCCTTGGCTGTGGAAGCAATGGCCAAAGCTCTTGATGTAGCAATCATGAACGGAAATGGAACCAGCCAGCCGTTAGGAATCTTAAAAGACAGCCGTATCCCGGCAGAGAATGTCATTGAGCTTACCGATGCTGAGATCGCCAAATGGGATGTTTGGAAGAAGAAGGTATTCGGAAAGATGAAAAAGTCTTATCGTGATGGAGAGTTTATTATGGCCCAGTCTACGTTTGACGGATACATTGATGGAATGGTGGACAGTGTTGGCCAGCCGATCGGAAGGGTGAACTATGGCATCGATGGGGCAGAGACTTACCGTTTTGCAGGAAAGAACATTGAGACGGTTGAGGATGATATTTTAAAACCATATGACACTGCAGTGGCAGGAGACGTTATCGCAGTCTTCATTAAACTTTCCAACTATGCAGTCAACTCCAATATGGAGATGCAGACAGTGAAATGGGTTGACCATGATACAAATGAGATCAAGAATAAATGCATCCTGATCGCAGACGGAAAACTGGTAGATCCAAACGGCGTGCTGGTCATTAAGAAGAAAGGGTGAGGCTGATGGTTATCGACGCATTAAAAGAACTGATTGTAAAGATGGGAGGAGCGGCTTCCGTGGATGAGATCAGAGCAGATAGCATAGAAGAATGTATCGAGCTGGTTACGGAGGCCTACCAGCCTCCGGCCTCCGGTAGAAATCAGCCGGCATCCTAGAAAGGAGGGGAGGCTATGGCAGTGATAGAACAAGAGCCGATGCTTACGAAGGTGAAAGCAAGTCTTGGAATCACCGGGAGCTTCCATGACGAGACGTTAAAGATCTACCTCTATGAGGTTTTGTGTTTTCTAGATGATGCAGGTGTTTCTGAGGCCATCTTAAAGGGCAATGAAGTTATTGGTCTGGTGAGCCGCGGTGTAGCAGATCTTTGGAACTAGGGGAATGGGGGGACCCGCCTCAGTGATTATTTTATGATGCGGGCCAGCCAGCTTGCGTTAAAGAGCCAGGGAGGTGAGTAGTTGTGGCAACTTATGGATTTGATGAAAATAAAAATAAGGTAGAAGTATATTCTAGAGGTGAAGCATCATCTAAGACTGAAATGGGAAGTCTATCAAGCTTAAAAACTTCTAATAAATCAAGTGTTGTAGCCGCGGTGAACGAGTGTTTTCAAAATGCCAGTGACGGGAAAAGCAAGCTTGCGGCCGCCATTGGCAACGGAGCCACAGCAAGCATGACGTGGGATCAGCTAGTTGCTAAAACAAATTCAATTAAACTACAGACTAAAGTGTATAATTCTGTTCAATCTACATATACCGGGAATCCACAAATTGATTTTACTACAACTTCATCAAAAGTAGCTGGATTTGCGAAAAATGTATGTATTATGGTGCAAATGACAATGGGTGACGATAGTATACACATGAAGTTTGAAGTTAATGGAGTAGAATACGATGGAGATTGGTATATTGAATTGATGAAAAGTGGTACATCTGTTGGTGTAAGAACTTTTTATACGGCCCCTGCAAGGAAAATAAATATTATAATTGTAGGAACAAATTAAAAGATATGACTATAGAAAGAAATGATAGAATGTATGAATTAAACAGACAGTTTAACACTCCTTTATATTATTTTCCTGTTATAGGGGCAGAACGAATCAACGGAGTCACCACAAAAAAGTATGGTGATAAGTGTTTATTCTACGGGAGTTTTAAAACCTATGGCGGAACTGATGTACAAAAGAATGGAGTCTATGCCGTAGAAGACACGGCAAGCATAGAGACATGGTATGATCCAATGTTTGACTCCGGCGGGCGGGTTGCTTTGGCATATGCAGAAAACAAGGTCTATGAGATCCTTGGAGAGCCGGAAGATATCGAACAGCGGCATCAGTATTCAGTCTTTAAAGTCCGAAGGATCAAGGGAGGTCCATAGAAAGAAGGTGTGTACATGGCGAAAATGGGATTAGAGTTTGACGGATTTGACGATGTGATAAACAGGCTAAAGAAAATGGAAGGAGACACGAAAAAGGTCTCTGAGAAAGCGTTGGCCAAAACATTTGAGTTGGTGACTCCAAAGATCCAAAGCGCCATGGCGCCGCACAATGATCGGGGGATCACCGCAGAGAGTATTGTAACATCGCCGCATATAGAGTGGGCAGGTTCCGTAGGAAGTGTCGATATTGGTTTCGATATTCCGAATGGAGGCCTGCCTTCTGTATTTCTGATGTATGGAACACCAAGCCATGCTCCAAAGAACCAATATGGAGGTCCGAAACGGGCAGGGGCAAAAAATCATCCAGGTGTAAAGGCAGATAAAAATTTATACAATGCGGTGTATGGAAACAAAACAAATCAACTGGTCCACGATACAGTGGAAGAAATTTTTTATAGCGAGATAAGGAGGTTGGGGATTTGAGAGAGAAGCTAATAGAGACATTAGAAGGCCTTGGATATGATGTTTATCTGCAAGGATCTCTGACAGAAGGAGAGGATTACCCAGCCTCGTTCTTTACCTTCTGGCAGTTCCAAGGGGATGAGAACCATTATGACAATGATGCGGTTTCGTGCGATCTTGGATATTGGGTCTATTTTTATTCTACGGACCCAGCTTTGACAGAGACAGTACCAAGGCAGGCAAGAAAGAAACTAAAGGAACAGGGATTTATCCTAGGTCACGCCCCGTTTGACCTAAGCTGTGATGAACCATCACATACGGGGAAAGTAATGACGATATATTTTATTGAAAATTATAAGGAGGAACAAAAATGAGTGAAGTTTTTAAATTTCGTGGTGTAGAAGGACTGGTTTATGCAAAAGTCACGACAGATAACAATGAGGCAGAGGGCGGAGGATATGTGACTGGCCCTGTGAAACCGTTATCTCCCGTCGGAGAAATCGGAAAATCTACAGAATCAGACAGTGCAACAGATTATTATGATAACCAGCCGATGATCGTAACTAATTCCACAGGAAGTGACGAAGTAACACTGAGAGTAGCACCGCCATCTTTAGATGTTTATGCGGAAATCACTGGTCAGTATTATGACGAGACCACAGGGGCCATGGTCGAAGGCGAGAGAGACAATGACTATTTTGCTATTGGATACATCACAAAGGGTACAGATGGAAAGAGACGTTATGTATGGCGCTATAAAGGAACCTTTGCGATCCCAGAAGAGACCTCAGCAACAGAAGATGATTCCACAGATTCTAATGATGTGGAATTAACCTTTACTGGAATCAATACAACTCACAAATTTACGAAGACAGGAAGGACTGCAAAGGCACTGGTGGTAGATGAGAGAATGGATAAAGTAGATTTCTCTACATTCTTTGACCAGGTAACTACGATTGATACACTGACAAAAAAAGCCTAGCTCCTGTAGCGACACCGACGGCATCCCCGGATGAGAAGAATTTTACCGGGGACAGCGTCGATGTTACGTTAAACTGTCAGACGGCAGGAGCGCAGATTTATTACACGACAGATGGAAGTAACCCAACGACCGCCAGCACAGAGTATACAGCGCCGATCGCGATTACAGCGACGACGACCATTAAAGCTTTTGCCGTGAAAGAAAAAATGGCAGACAGTGCTGTGTTGGAAGTGACCTATACAAAGACTACATAGAAAGGATCAGAGGATGAAGTTAAATATCAGAGATGAAAAAGGAACCGTTATCAAAGCCTATGAGACAGAAGAGGTAAGAATCCCTTATAAGATTATCCGCCGGTTTGTAAAGATCATCGACCTGGACAAGATCCAGGGAGGAGATGAGATTGGGATTGCAGGAATGGTGCTCCAGTGCATTGAACCGTTTGAGGACCTGGTAAAGAGCATCTTTCCAGATCTTACAGATGACGAACTGGACCAGGTGGATATCATGGACTTTGTCCCACTGTTCAAAGAACTCCTCCAGTTTGTGGTGGATAAGGTGAACAGCCTTCCGAAAGAAAAAAACTAGAGGAGGGCGGCGGGGAACCGCCGTCCTTAACTATGCTGTTTTTTAATATCAACTATTATCTATGTAAGCAGTATCCGGCCTTTACGCCTTTCATGGTCGACGATGCGCCGGCGGAGGATGTGTTCACGCTGTATATCGACACGAAGAAGGTGGACGATGAGATGAACGAGTACGAAGAAGAACCAGAGAAGGTAAAGAGAGTCTATGCATCGGACAATGAAGGCTGGTGGTAAAGAAAGGATGAGGATATGGCACAGAATGAACCAATCACAACAAAATTTAAAGTAGATATCTCTGATCTGAAAAAAGGGATCAGTGAAGCAAATCAGTCCATCAAGCTGGCCAATGCCCAATTTAAAGCGGCATCGGCTGGGATGGAAGACTGGCAAAAGACTACGGAAGGAGTGGAAGCAAAGCTTTCACAGTTAAACAGTGTTCTGGGAGCCCAAAAGAGCAAGCTTGCCAACTATCAAAAACAGTTGCAACAGCTTGAGCAGGCTCAGCAGGAGAACGGAAAACGGGCAGAGGAGTTAAAGGCCAAATACCAGGAGGAAGTCCGGCAGTTTGGAGAGAATAGCAAGAAGGCCCAGGAATTAAAAACGGCTCTGAATGGGGTAGAGAAGGAGCAGTTGGCCAATGAAAAAGCGGCAGACCGGATGCGGGTGACAATGTTAAATCAGCAGGCCACTGTCAGCAAAACACAAAGAGAAATTGGAAACTATGATAACGTCCTTGCCAAATTAAAATCAGGGCTAGGTGGTGTTGATAAAGCTAATAAGAAAGCGAAAAAGTCTACGAGTGACTTGGGAGCAGGGCTGACGGTTGTATTAGGAGCATTTTCTAAAGTTTTAAGTGAAGGGATTTCGGCCGTCATTGACGGACTAAAAGAATTTGCTTTAGAAGGAGAAGATGCACTGGACAAATTTCAAGCCTCTACCGGAACATCTGCACAGGCAATGGGGCAGTTCCGAAAAGAAATCTTGGATTTGTATAAAGGAAATTATGGTGATTCTATTGCGGATGTTGCCGATGCTATGGCAGAAGTAAAACAGCAGACAAACGAAACTGATCCAAGCAAGATAAAAGATCTTACACAAAATGCGATTGCCCTTAGAGATACGTTCGGCTTTGATATCCAGGAATCTATGCGTGCGGTTAACATGCTTACTCAGCAATTCGGTATTACTGGTGAGCAAGCTTTTAATCTGATTGCACAGGGGGCGCAAAAAGGCCTTAATAAGAATGGAGATCTCTTAGATAGCATAAACGAGTATGGCGTGCATTATAAACAAATGGGAGTAAGTGCAGAAGGATTTTTTAATAGCTTGGAAAATGGTACAAAGGCAGGAACATTTTCTGTGGATAAATTGGGAGACGCGTACAAAGAGTTTGGAATCCGTGTAAAGGACACGGCAAATACAACAACAGAGGCTTACCAGCTATTGGGATTGGACGCCGACCTGATGCGGAAGAAATTTGCCAAAGGCGGGAAGTCTGCCGCAGATGCAACGAAGCAAGTTCTTAAAAAGCTGATGTCTATGGATGACAAGGTGAAACAGAACCAGGCAGGCGTGGATTTATTCAGCACTATGTGGGAGGATCTTGGAATAAAAGGGGTAAAAGCCCTTACGAATGTGAATGGTACAGCGAATAAATCCGCAACGACTTTAAAAGACTTAGACAAAGTCCGCTATGACAACGCCAAGTCGCAGTTGGAAATGATTGGACGCAGTTTAAAAGTAGATGTATTAGAGCCAATTGTTTCGGCAGTAGTTCCGGCCTTGGTGAAATTTGGGCAGTGGTTTCAGGCTAATACTCCTGCTATAGTCGCTAGCTTAGCCGCAATTGGAACAGGGTTTGCAGTATTTAAAATAGCTATGAATATAATAGAATTAACTACAGCATTTCAGAATCTTATGTTATGTATAAAAGGTTTGGGTGTTATTCTTGCTACAACTCCCGTTGGATGGTTGACGATGTTGATTGGAGCAACAGCGGGAGTTGCGGCATTTGCAATAGCAACCAATAAGGCAACAAAAGCACAGGATAAAAACTATGTAGCGACTGAAAAACTAATTGAAAGTCAGAAAGCCTTGAATGATACTCTTAAAGACTCAAAAAAAGTTAGAGAAGAGAATACTAACAGTGCAAAGGTGGAAGGCAAAGAAGCTGACTTTTTATTTAAAAAACTGCAAGAGCTGATGGAGATTGAAGAAAAATCCACTTCTCAAAAAGAGCAGATTAAAAATATCGTTGATCAGTTAAATGAGGTAGTTCCTGATCTTGGACTTGCATATGATGCAGAAAAAGATAAGTTAAATAAAAGCACCGAAGCCATCCGGGAAAATATAAAAGCCCAGAAAGATTTGCTCCTTGCGAAAGCGGCGCAGAAAAATCAGGCGAAGATCGCCGAAGATATCGCGAACATAGAGACGCAACAGGGAGAACTGATTAAGCAGAACACAAAGAATCAAGATGCTTATACAAAATCCCAAGAAAAAACCGAAGCCGCGAAAGAAAAGTGGATGAAGACCGGCGGGCAGATGTATACAAAAGAGTGGTCTAATTACCAGCGTCTTCTTACTAAAGAGGGAGAAAAGAAGGCCGCTTATGATAAGACTAATGAGCAGGTAAAAAAGAACCAGAAGGAATTGAAGAAACTAAACAATGAGTATGACAAGACCGGAGACTATGCACAGCAAAAGATAAACACAGCGAAGATTGAACAGGATTTGTCCGCTATTACTGAAAAGTGTAAGAAAAAGGGTGTTGAAATACCAAAGGCTATTAGTGATGGAATTAAAGCAGGACAATTTCAAGTTCCTAAGTCAGTCAAGGCGATGGAAAATCTTATTAAATTCAATGATTCGGGTCTTCCAGCGCAGGCAAAATTACTAGGTATTAAAATTCCGTCTAATATTTCTTCTGGAATTGCTAGTGGAAAGATGAAGCCGGCGGAAGCGAAAACGCAAATGGAAAGGTTGATTAAATTCGGTAAGCTTGCAAAAGAGGCAGGAATAGAAGGGAAAGCCATTCCAGATAAATTAGCAGTGCAAATAGAAAAAGGAGAGAAAAAGCCACAAGAAGCGTTAAAGAAGCTCCAAAAGAAAGCCAACAAAGCCGGTGAAACAGAAGCAAAAAAGAATAAGTCTGGGGATGTATTCCTAAATGAAGCTATTAACCAGATAAATAAAAAGTCAGGTGAAGTGAAAACATCTGCTAAGAGTGCCGCAAAAGAAGGAAAAAATGGATTTGAAAGTGTAGACACAACATCGTCTGGTGAGTACTTTACTCAGGGATTTATCAATGGAATGGGTAGTTTGTTAGGTGGAGTGGCAAGAAAGGCCGCCAGCATAGGTAAAACCGCTCTTGATGCATTAAAAGAAGCTCAAAAGGAGGGATCTCCTTCTAAACTTACTAGACAGTCTGGAGAGTTTTTTACTCAGGGATTTGTAAATGGAATAAATTATTTAGCGAAAGAAGCCGTTAAGGCGGCAAAAAATGTCGCTGTCGAATCCTTGGAAAGTCTTAACACGGAATTAGATGAACATTCCGCCTCTAAGAAGACAAAGAAGAGCGGAAAGTATTTTACCCAGGGATTTGTCAAAGGTATTTTAAGTACCAAAGAGCAGAAAGCTTTAAAGAAAGCTCCTTCTACAGTGGCTAATTCTGTCTTATCCGGCCTTACGAAGAGTATGACGGGTGCTGAGATATCATTGGCCAGCTTAATGAAGTCGGTGATTGGAAATGTTGCGTCTACGGCCAAGCAGGTAGCCAATGGGAAATTTACTGATGCAGGAAATGCGGCGGCAGAGTCCTTTTCCAATACAATCCAGGAGAAATTAAAGTTTTGCCAGGATAAGGTTTCTTACCAGTACGAGCAAGAACTAAATAAATTTGATTCCAAGATCACCAAGCTGGAAAAAGATAAAAAGAATGATGTGAACGCGGCAAAGAAGAAGCGAGATAAGGCACTCAAAAAGTTAAAGAACTCAAAGAAATACAAAAATGCGTCTAAGAAAAGTAAAAAGAAGATGGTCGAGTCGCTGAATAATAAGTACGCACCGGGGATCAAAGATATTGAAAAATATTATAATGATGCGATCAAAGCAGTAAAGAGCAAGCAGGACGCCTATCAGAAAGCAACAGAAAAGTCTTTATCAGAGTTCAATGATGCAATGAGTAAGTTCGGCAGTGAAGCGGAAAAAATGGTGTCCGACACGATCAACGGCATTACAGAGACTTATCAAGCACGCTGGGATAACCTGACCAATTTGCAAAATACCATGGTGTCAAAGCTCCAGGGTTTTGGAGAGCTGTTTACTGTTTCAGGGGCAGGGGTTATGTCTGTGAATGATATTAAACAGCAGACAGAGGATATCAAAGCATATATGGACCGATTAAACACAATCAAAGGCAAGGTGTCCGAAGATCTGTTCAATCAGATAGCGACCTATGACGTAGATCAGGGGAAAGCCTTTATGGACCAGCTCCTTTCCATGAGCGACGCAGAACTTAAAGCCTACAACGATGCCTATACAGAAAAAATGAACGTCTCCGAACAGATGTCAAAGAATTTATACCAGAGTGACTTTGATAAAGTGTCCAAAGAGTATGGAGCGGCCATCAACAATGCATTTAAAGGCCTTGGAAGCCAATTAGAAGCGTTAGGCAAACAATGTATGAGCGGCTTTGTGGATGGTCTGAAATCAGACACCAGCTATTTAAGTAAAGCGGTACAAGACGTAGCCAACAGCATCATCAGTTCTTTTAAAAGCAGTCTCAAAATCCACAGCCCATCCAAAGTTTTTGCCGAACTTGGAGGTTTTAGTGCCGAAGGATATGGAGAAGGATTCAAAGAACAGATGGATTCTCTCAGGCGGTCTCTTGCGGCCAGCGTTCCTATGGATGCAATAGCAAAGGCCAGCGGAAGGATCAGTTATGGAGGGAATAAAACTACGAATCAAAATGTAAATCAGGTGTTCAACCAGTACAATACGAGTCCGAAAGCACTAAGTCGTTTGGAAATCTATCGTCAGACCAAAAATGCCTTGTCTTTCAGTAAGGGGGTGTAGAAGATGCTCCAATTAATTGCAGAAAACCAGAACGGTGACCGTCTTGACCTGACCGGGAATCACGTCTATCGGACAACTGTTACAGGTCTAAATCCACCCAATGCGACTATCAACACGTCCACCGTGGGATTATCTGATGGGAGCATCTTTAACAGCTCACGTGTAGAGAATCGAAACATTGTCTTAACCATCAAGATTGTGAATGACGTAGAGGCCTCAAGGATTAGTCTGTATCGAATATTTACTGTCAAGCAACCAATACGTCTGTATGTAAAGAATGATGCCAGGGATGTATTCATTGACGGACGGGTAGAGAATTTTGAGCTGAATCACCATGAGAATCCGCAGTCGGCCCAGATCAGCATCCTATGTCCAACCCCATACTTTCAAGGTATGGGGGAGGATGTAATTGAATCCAGTGTCACAGAGTCTCTCTTTGAGTTTCCTTTTTCTATTGAAGAAGAAGGAATCCCTTTAGGAGAGATCAAAGCTTTGGATTTTATTACAATGCTCAATGAAGGAGATGTAGCCAATGGTATGACTGTGGAGTTTGTGGCCAGAGGAGAAGTCGTAAATCCGAGGATTTATTCGGTCAAAACTCATGGAAAGATTGGACTTCAAAAGACCATGAATGAAGGGGAGAGCATCGTGGTCACAACGGTGAACATGAAGAAATCTGTCTACTTGATGAGTAATGCAGAAAAAATCAATTTTATCAAGTATCTGGACCGGAATCCAGAATGGTTTCAGTTGTCCCAGGGAGAGAACTACTATACATTGGATGCAGACCAGGGAATAGAGAACCTTAACATCCGGTTCAAACACCGGAATGAATACGAGGGGGTGTAACATGGATCTGTATGTGATGAACCAGTCATTTGAAACTATCGGGATCATCGACAGTGCCAGCTCTGTCATTTGGAACCAGAGGTTTTTTGACTGCGGAGACTTTGAAATCTATCTCCGGGCAGACAAAGAAACGGTAAGCCTCTTAAAAGAGAATCATTATATCTACCGTTTGGACCATGAGATGGTGGGGATTATCGAGAACAAGACCATTACCACCAGCGCCGAGGAAGGAAACTATTATACGATCACTGGAAGATTCTTAGAATCCATTCTGTCCCGGCGGATTGCCTGGAACCAGACAACCATCAGCGGAAATGCAGAGGAATGTATACGCCAGCTGATTACGGATAATGTCATTTCCCCGGCGGACCCAAAAAGAAAGATTGAAAACTTTCTTTTAGATGAAAAGGTAGGATTTACAGAGACCATAAAAGATTTTGATCTTCAATCTAATGGGGAGAATCTTTTAGAGACGATTACAGCTATCTGTAAGACTTACAAGATCGGTTATAAAGTCACGTTGACGCCAGAAAATCAGTTTCTGTTCTCTTTATACCGTGGGGAGGACCGGAGTTATGGGCAGAACGTGAACAACTATGTGGTCTTTAGCCCGGAGTTTGATAATCTGATTTCCAGCGAATATACCTATAACCGAGATGAGTATCGGAACGCGGCCATTGTGGTCGGAGAAGGTGAAGGAACGAGCCAGAAGAGAGTCAGCATCGGAGAAACTTCTGGCCTTCTTAGATATGAGGCAAGGATTGATGGGAGCGGAGTCAGCAGTAACGGGGAGATTATTACGGCTCAGACTTATGAGAAGATGCTCATAGAATATGGGAAAGAACAGCTGGGGACGTATAAGATCATGGAAGGTATCAGCGGAGAGGTAGAGAACAATTCCACCTATCAGGTGGACAAAGACTATTTCCTTGGGGATATCGTCAGTGTAGAAAATGAATACGGCATCGGGGCGGACACCAGGGTGATTGAGATATTAGAAAATGAGGACGAGAGCGGTTACAAGATCGTTCCGACCTTTGATACATGGGAGGTTAGGGAATGAGTTTAGAATATGGATTCTTTAATAGTGTCGGCGGCGATCGGAAATATAACGCTGATGACATGAGCAGTTATTATCAGGGATTAATCAGTGATGGGGTAGTAAACCATTACCAAGACAGTATGCAGGTCATTTCAGGGGAAGGCATGAATGTGATCGTGAGCAAGGGCCGGGCTTACATAGGAGGCAAATACGCAGAGGTGACAGCACCAGAGACTTTGGCCATCGAACAGTCCAGCACGACCTTAAACCGAATAGATGCGGTTGTATTAAGGAAGGACATGGAGGCAAGAGAGATCACTGTGTCCATTAAGAAGGGAGTTGAAGCACAGACACCATCAGCACCAGTTATGGAGAGGACCAGTACCATAACAGAGTTTTTTTTGGCATATGTGGCAGTAAACAAGCTGATGGAGACTGTTACTCAAGCAGAGATTACGGATACAAGGGCAGACAGTCGACTGTGTGGCTGGGTGACAGGATTGATTGACTTTCTGGACACCAGCCAGTTGTATGACCAATGGAGCACTGCTTACAACAAGTTTTATGCAGATAGTACCAAAGAATATACTGACTGGAGTACCCAAAAGAAGGAAGCCTTTGATGAATGGTTCAACTCATTAGTAACAGAACTTGGGGTAACGACAGTAAATGAAGATCATCAGGCGGAAGTATCAGTCACAGCAGAGACAACCAATCTGGATATACCAACAGAAGCATCTTATACTGATGGAGATATCCTTCAAGTATTTAAGAATGGGATGCTTCTTACCAAGGGACGGGACTATACGATCAGTGGAAGTACAGTGACTTTTCAAAGCGCGGTGCCGGCAGGAAACACGATTATGTTTTATGTCATAAAATCTGTGATAAAAAGGGTTTAAGCTATTGCTTTCTTATCCTTCTTGCTATATATTGTAAATATAAAAAGGTCGGGAGGATTTGTTATGAAAAAAGTTAAAAAAATGTTGGTGTTGGTGTTTGCGATGTGCATGGTTGTTGGGTTTGCGGGGTGTTCGTCTCCTGAAAAAGGAAAACCAGAGGGTCTTTCTGATGAACAGTATGATGGTGCAAAAACGATTGTTAAAGCAATAGATATGTATTTTGATGATACATATACAGCATTGGAAATGTTAAAACAGTTCAATACTCTTAAAAAAGCATATCCAGATTTACCAGGAAAAGAAACAAAAATGAGCAAGCAAGTACAAAAAGATATCGATAATATATTTAATGCTATTTCAAAAGGCAAAGGCGATGAAGGACTCCTAAAAGCACGAAACAAATTAGCCAAAGATATTAATATGGATGAGAGAGAAAAATAGTAGAAATATAGTGGAATGTAAAGGGGTGCCCTGAATTGGGGCCTCCTTTTTATCTTTCATATTAATAGAAACATAGTGGAATGTAAAGAATAGATCCACGCCTGCCTGGTTCTGTTTTACCTTAGTATTAATAGAAGCATAGTGGAATGTGAAAAGCACCTGGATAACCTAGGTGCTCTTTTTATCTGTATTATTAATAAACTCTACATAATCTGATACTTTGGAAAGTTGACTATTTGTCAATTCTCCAAGTTGCAAAACAACCTTTAAAAAAAGATCATAATTAGCATTATTGCACAATCTGTTTTTTGTGGAAACATATTCGTTATCATCATTTCCGATCAGATAATCAATAGAAACATTAAATACATTGGCCATTTTAACTATAACTTCTAATTTAGGTTCTTGTGTTCCTTTTAAATATCGTGAAAGGGAAGTTGGAGTTAATTTTATCCTTTTAGCTAATTCAAATTGTGTCATATGGTTTTTTTCTAATAATTCTTTTATTCTATAGTTATATGGCATTGTATCACTCCATTCGCTTTTATTAAAAATCATAGTTTAATATATTATATTGTACTTTACTTTGAAATTCAAGAGTAAACACAAAAGTGTATAAATACACAATAGAGTATAATGTGTTATAAAAAAATAAAGATTATTTCCAAAAAGTGTTATAAATCTTTCACAGGTTATAACACATAACATATAGTGAAGTTAAAGTAATTATATTGTACTATAATATAATTATAAGATAGAATATTTACATATAATTTGATAAAAACGTTGACATGCGACTATGGCAAAAGTATAATAATAAAAAAGGGGGTGAAGGAAATGGGAAAATGGATTACTGTAGAAGTACCGGAAGAGGTGCATACCAAATTAAGAATAAAGACCTTCCAGGAGAACAAAACAGTAAAAAAATATCTTTTGCAATTAATTTTAAAAGATTTAGACACAAAAAAAGAGTAAACACCTCAACCACCACAGAAGCGTGTTTACTCTAAAACCAGAAATAAACCAAAAATGATTTATTTTTGTAAACTATTTTGTTTACATATTATACATTTTAGTTTATTTCCATCAAAAAATCAATGTAAATTGTTGGAGGTAAGTGAAGTGCAAAAAGAATTAACAGTATTTGAACAGAATGGACAATTATTAACGGATAGTAGAGAAGTGGCAGTGATGGTTGAGAAGGATCACGCAAAGCTTTTAAGAGATATTAGAAATTATTGCAAACATCTCACTGAAGCCAATTTTGGCTTGAGTGAATATTTTGTAGAATCTGAATACCAGGATAGCACAGGCAGAAAGCTTCACTGTTATCTCTGTACTAAAAAAGGCTGTGATATGATAGCAAACAAAATGACCGGGAAGAAAGGGGTCATTTTTACAGCCAAATACATAGAAGCTTTTGAAAAAATGAAAGAGTTTATCGAAAAGGGGCAACAGTATAATCACCAAGTATCCTTTAAAGAGCAAGTCGAGTGTATCGAAGTAGTTGCCGATATGCTGAAAGCAAACGATGCCAGCAAACTTCTAATGCTTGAGGAATTGTACAAGAGCTATGAACTACCTACAGAGTTTCTTCCAAAGTATGAGCATAATGGTAGCAGGGAACTGAAATCTGCAACAGAGCTCCTGAAACAATATGATTTAGGAATTTCGGCGGCAAAATTTAATACATACATGGTAGCTGGTGGCTATCTGGAAATAAAAGCGAGAAAGTCCGCAAAAGATAAAACCAAGGAGAAGAAATTTAAAGCTCTAACAGCCAAGGGCTTACAATACGGAGAAAATGCAGTAAGTCCACATAACCAAAGAGAAGTACAGCCTTTATACTATGCGGATTCATTTAAGGAATTATTTCAACTTGCTGTATATGGGGAGGTGGCCTAAATGACAGACGAAGAATTTTTTGAGAAACTAACTCCCTATTTAGAGAAACTAAAAAACATGAGTGTCGATGAATTAGCAAGTTACAAGGAAAAATTAATGCAAAAGGCAACTGAGAATAAGGTAGTACAAAACTTCTTGTATAGTCTATTTTGTATCTTGTAGGCTTCAATAGTTGGGAAGAAAACTCTAAAGACCTTGTAAAATGGTCGTTTTAGAGGTAAACTAGATGTATGAAATGGCGTAATTACGTTGGATAAACAATAACATGAGATGTTTTGAAATAGATGCAACAGGGAGAACTGATTAAGCAGAACACGATAAACAATAACATAAGATGTATTAAAAAGGCTGGGAGAGATCCCGGTCTTTTTATGTATTTACACTGTAATTTTTCAGTTTTAATAATAGAAACTTGTCCATAAAGCCCGTACAAGTGTTTGTATAATAAAGAAAAAGAGTGCAATAATAAAAACAATTACAAATATTAAATATATTTTAAAAAGTAAATATTTTATTGAGATTTAAAGATTATCTAGTATAATAAGAATATGAATTGTTATACATTGCATTGCAGTATCAGTTCATATAAGGAGGATTGTATGGAACAAAAAAAGTATAGTATTGATCTAATATCAAATTGGTTTTTACATCAAAGAGCTATGACTAATAAAGAATTACAAAAGTTGTGTTATTACGCTCAAGCATGGTTTGCCGCATTGTATGATGGCATACTTATTAACAATAGATTTGAAGCATGGGTGCATGGTCCTGTTTGCCCAGATCTTTATAGACAATACAGTCAGAATGGCTGGAATATGATACCGCAAAATCTATCTTTTGATGACTCTGATTTAGACGATCAAAGTTTACAGCTATTAAATGCTGTCTTTTCTTTATATGGTGAAATGGATGGAGATTCACTAGAATATTTAACTCATCAAGAAGAACCGTGGAAAAAACAAAGGATTGGGCTTGAGCCTTATGAGGCATCCAATAATGAGATAAAGATTGAAGATATGAGAGATTATTATTTAGAGCAATATATAAAGGCGCAAAATGACTAAAGAAACACTTGGGCTCGGCATTCCAAAGCCATCTATTGATGCGAAAGGAAATATTAGAGGGCTTGGGATTAAGCTTCCTGATCAAAAGGATAAAGATAAAAGATTCGTATTTTCTTTTGAATTATTTGATAGAAATCATCCACTTTTTAATGTTGGAAAGAATGAACATTGTCCAGAAGCTGTCAGCGGTGAATGGTTTATCGAGTTATTGGACTGTTTAAAAGAGATAAGTAATAAAAATATTTACGAACTGGGGAAAGGTTCAATGTATGATTTACACCCAGTTAACTGGAAGAAGGCAAACGCAAAGTTGCCTGAAGGCCATGAACAGTTAGAATATTATCAATTTAGAATTAATAAATCAAATGGAAGAGTCATTGGTGCCAAAATTGATAATTTGTTTTATATTGTTTGGTTGGATAGGTACCATAATTTGACTGATTCGGATGGATACGGAAAAGCAAAGTACATGTATAGACCAAAAAGTATATTTGAGGAACAACAAGAGAAAATTGAGATTTTGGAAAAAAGAATAAACAGATATAAACAAGAAATTGATACATATGAATCTACATTTCAGCATTATTGCGATGGATGTGATAGTAAGAGCACTGAAAAATAAGTGGGATGGAAAACGTTTTCCATCTCATTTTTTTAATCAATTTTATCCTACTTTTCCTACTGAAATACTATGCCGTAAAGTAAATCCGTAAAGTAAAACGTGTGAAGAAATTAACGAAAAGAAAAAACGGCTTAACCAAGCCGTTTAAAGAAGAGCGATAGACGGGACTCGAACCCGCGACCTCAACCTTGGCAAGGCGATTAAATACATAATACAGAGCAACACATTTTAGAAAATCGCCGAAATAAGCCATTTTTATGAAATTTGAAGTAACACAGCACAACACATTTTACCCCCGCCGTAAAGTAATCCGTAAAGTAATTTTACTCTGCGGCGAAGATAATGTCAGCAAAATCACTGATTGCTTTTTCTGCTTTAGCACGCCTGATCTGAGCATAATTTTGTAAAAATACTTTAACGCTGTTTCCCATCAACTCAGATAAAAGTTTGTCACTCTCTCCACGTTCGTAGTTATTAGTAGCAAATGAATGACGGCATCCGTAGACTGAAATCTCCGGAAGTTTCTCTATATGATTCTTATTATATTGCCGTACAGCACTTCTGAATTTTTTACCATAATAGTCTGGATTGACAGGTAAACCTTCCGTTGTTACAAATAGAAAATCATTATCAAAAAAGTCCGGGTACTGCATTCTCATCTGTTTTTTCCACAGAAGCTTCCGGCGGATCATATCTGCAAGAATTTCTGGAACATAGACAGCCCTGATGGAAGTGCCGGTCTTCAAATCAGATAGTTCTCCGAATTTATCGTATCCTCGATTAAATTCAAGTCGATTTCCCATGAAGTCAGATTCAGCCAGGCCACAGACTTCGCCCGGCCGTGGACCTAGAAGGAGAGAGACACAATACATAACATAGTAATGATCGTTTTTTACCTCTTCTGAATGGATGAACTGTGTGATCTGTTCATCGGTCCAGGTTTTTTTCTTCTTGTAGACGACCTTATTTCGCTTTATACCGATCATAGGGTTCTGATTAGCGTCAATTAATTTTAAAGGGATTACAGCGAACTGGAAGACGTTTGAGAGGATATTCAAACACTTGTTGATAGTTTCTGCGGAATATCCATTAGGCAGTCTCTCAGTAGGTTCTTCCATAAGTTCTTTATATTTTAATATGTGCGAAGATTCCACCCTGGTGATTGGGATATCACCGAATACTTCTTTGATGTAATCACGATAGTATTGCTGATAAATCTTATATGTAGAGTTTGCATATGTACGTTTATTTGCGGCAAACCATTGCTTTGCCACTGTATCAAAGCGCAACTTATTTTCAATGGCCTGCTTTTCTGCGCGGCGTTTCTCGGCTTTGGCCTTTTCCAAATTTCTAATGATGTCACTTTCGTCTTGAACAGCGAGGTTTCTGCTCTTTCTGGCAGGACCAGTGAAGCGTTGGCTAGATTCGGAGTCATAGACATTTGCGTAATATGTAATTTTGATCTGACCAGTTTTCTTGCTTACATATTTTTGCTTTTGAATACTCATTTATATCACCTTCCTTAAAAAAGAGTATAAAAACAACACCTATTGCCAGAACAGATGCCGGGATGATATAATATGAGTGCGAATCGGTATTATATCATGGCGATTGTCTGGTAATAATATCATCAAACAGTCCCGAAAATGGGGCTGTTTTTATTTACTTCTTATAAACATTAATGAATGGTCTAAAATTAAAAAACACCCGAACATAATAAAATGTACGAGTGTTTTTCAACCGCAATCAATACGGTTCTCTCTGTACAAGTATAATACCATGTTACTGAAATTATTACAATATAATCGAAAATATTTTTTAATTTTTATCAAATTTATTATAATCAATATCACTTTTTGGAAGACTGGCTAGTGTATCTAAATCTTCAATATTTTTTATTCCCATTTGAGCCCTGATATATTCAAATGCATGAGGAGCAATAACACTTTTTAACTCAAATAATATTCCTTTTAATTCCGACAGGAATAGCAAAAATTCTTTATGTGGAAGATAATACTTAAAATAAATAATTAAATCTACAATTTTTTGATCTCTTTCTCGAGAATAAGATCCGCCTAATTTAAGCAAATATTTTTCTAAAATCCTGCCAGAGTTTTTATTTTTATTTTGAACTCTTGAAATACAATATATTCGTTCATTGTGTGCGCAAGAGTTTCGGATTATACGCATCCAATGAAGGCTTCCAATTAAAAGTTTAACATTCGGAAATCCACGATTATCATCCATTCCATAAAGCTTACAAAGAGAATGTTTTACTGTAGTTTTGCTATAATTTAGAACATCTATAAATGTTGAAAAATTAACTACTTTAATCATAATCCAAGTTGGTATACGTTTATGATTTTCCATATAAAATTTTACATAATCTAATCGGCTTCGACTTAATTCGTTATAGGCTTTAGAAATTGTACCCATCTTATTTTGTAATGTACTTGTCTCTGAATACGAATATGTATCATACCAAGCTATACTCCCCCTATCATTACATTCATCAAACTTATATCCTGTTAATGTTCTAACTTCTTCTTCGATTTGAGTTATGTATTTAAGAAGAAGTGAACGAAGCGACTCATCGAAAAGTTTTACATTGTATAGCTGGTCAAGACTTGTATTCGATATATAAATATGATTATTATGCTCGTCTGTATCACTGATAAATGGATTTTTGTATCCGTTTATTATGTTGAAATAGCCTGATCGTATTAGCATTCGTTTATGTACAGAACCTTCACAAATAATTTTTTTGTCTGTACGTAATTTTCTCATTTGCTGATTGTATGTAAGAAAATTTTTGTCATTTGATTTATTCTTTTGCATAATTCTCCTATCCAACAGACTCTAAATTATTCAATGTCCGTTTGTCGCCGAATAAGTTTTTGTTATTTATTTGGTAATAAAAGCTTTAATTATAAGATCATTGTGTATTTTTGAATATAACCTCCATAATACAAAAAGAGCCCTAGAATACAATTCTAAGACTCTTTGTGGCCGGACACCAGCCATTTGCTAATTAGCTACATTATATCATATCCAAGAGTCTTGTCAAGTATTCACTTTTTATATAATTTATAGGTTCTGCCGTCTGGTTGCCGCCGGGCGGTTTTTTAATTATTTTATATTTTTTAAAAACTAGTGCATAAATTGACAAAAATCATATAAAATAGTATAGTATAAGCAAGATAACTTGTGAAGGATAAACACTGGGTCCCAGAATGGGGTAGGTACTTTTTGTACTGAGCATTCCTATGTGCCTGGGGTTATCTTGTTTTTTTTGCCTTTAAACTCGCTACGAAAATTGATGGCTGTTTTTCTATCTCAGAAACTACAAAATCTATAAATTGTTGTGAATAGGTATAGTGTTCTTGCTTTCCTATGATGTGCTTATAGGCATATTTTTCTTCTCTCTTTATATCGTAAAAATCTATTACCAAATTCAGCACGTATGAATTAAATCCTTTTGGATAATCTAACTTAATATGTTTTTTCTTTAATCGTTCAGATACTGCAGTAATTACTGTATTATAATTATATTTGTGTGTATCTGAAGGGTCTTTTAACTCCTTTATAAAGGTAACTCTATTTTCAGATTTGCTAGTGATGCTGACTTTAAAATCGGATTCAACTTTTTTCTTAGTGATATACAGATTTTGTCTGATATCAATTGAGAATTTATCAGAATTATATTCGTGGCTCAAAACATCAATTTCGTTTGCCTGTTTGATGAATCTTTCAGCAATTTCAGGTGGATATTTTAATTTTATCTGTTCATTCGTAAGAGGTTCATAACTTGCAGATATCGTTAAAAAATTTTGAGCAATTATTTTGGTTACATCAACCTTGTGAAAACGTTGAATTTCATTAACGAAGTTTAGTACACAAGCTTGAAATAAAGGCGCATATTTTACTTCATAATCTTCGGTGATATAATGGGTACTGATGTTTCTAAGTTCAATTATTTTTTCAAGATTTAATCTGATTCGTGTATTTTTATCAGTATAAATCTTTGATAATACATTATTTACAGAAATAGTTCTATCTGGATCGTCTTTATAGTAAATGGACTCGTCTCGATTTAGCAGTTCGGCTTTCAGCATTAATTCCCATGCATTTATAATAAAGAACGAGAAACCTTCGATTCGATATTTTATGGTTGGTTTGTTATAAATTTCAAGAGCCATGACAAATGCTTCTTTTGATTTATCTAATAGTTTTTCTGTGATATCCATAGCCCCTCCTTTTAGTGGATCCGCCCGGTTGCCGCCCGGCGGGGGGGGTCC